GATTGACAATCATTTGATAGTCTTTCCTCATGGCTCGCTTAACGACGGACGCCATTAACTCCTTCGTGTCTTCCTCAACTTCGTACTTGGAGTTGTTCAGAACTTTGCCGTCAAGATAGGCACTTGAGTCGCCCTTTTCCACCAACTTATCCTGATTGATAAGTCCGGGCTCACCTGTCTTGTCGTAGTACGCGCTCTCTGTCGCAGCATTGAATACAAGCGTGGGATACGAGCCACGAAAGCCATTCTGAGAGAGCCTTGTCCAAAACTCTTGGTCAACTGTCACTGAATTATTTGACGACCACAGATGGCCACCTCGTTTGAGTTCGATGAACTCGAGGACGCCCTTGTCTTTCCAGGACTTGGTTGACATACGTGCTGCTCGTCTAGCGCCTCCAACCAGTACACACTCAGACAGGTAGTGGTCAATGAACATTGTTGAGCGCCACGGCCTCATGCCGCTCGCTCTGACAGCCGACATCTTCTTGATAGCACCCATGAGAGGGCCAGGGCCTGATGCTGGTCGGTCTTGCATACCAGCGATAGCTGAACCTCGTGGCCTTACGCCACTGAAGTCGAGGATCAATACGTCATCCTGTCTCTTAGCCCAGGCCATCAGTTCGATTCTCTCGATTGCTTTAGCCCACCCTTCGCGAGTGTCGGGTACTTCGAAGATCGTCCTGTCAGCGAACTTGTAGAGATGCTCAGCCTCAGACCGGGTGAGTTCGCTGATCTCTCCACTTTCTGCGTCCTTGTGATCGTGGTCAATCACTGGTACAACGATAGGCATCTTCGACCAGTCAACTACCATCATGTCATCGTCGTATGACCTGCCAACACCACTGCCGTTAAGCAGCAGATAGAAGGTCACGAAGCTGGCGGCTGATGTCGAGCAATTCGTGAAGACCTCCATGTTACGGTCTTTCTGTGTCTCGTCGCCATGTTGCAGGTGACGGCCGCTCGTTAGTATCGTCGCCTTGCTGATGTGATTCTTGAGTCTATTGAATTCCTTCTTCTTTGCCTTAGCGCCTGCCTTGCCGGAGAAAGTGGATTGGTTGTCGAGAATTCCGACGTTGCCAATGGCAACTCGCTCGGCCACCTCCGCCCACGTTTCTTTTCTGATTCGTGCAGTAGCCTTGATTGTGACATCGACTGTACCCTTCTTGACTGTGCCTTCAACTGTGAATGATTCGTAAATGTAACCCTTCGACTTAGCCCACTCAGCAACCGCCGTATCCAGATCGTGATCGGAGTCCCAATCGATTCTGGCCTTGACGTTTTGCTTCCGTATGTACGGTGTGGTGATGTCCCTGTTGATGGTTCTATTGGCTACTGCTTCGCCAATCCCTGGTGCGTATGACCTGGCTTCTTGAGTCACGTTTCTTGTCCTTATAGTTGTCGTCGAAAAGACCTAACAGTCTATCATGCGAAGTTTCCCCAATCCTCGTAAAGTTCTTCCTGAGTTGGGGGAGGTATGTAAGTCTCTGGTTTTGTTGGATGGTCGTTGCCCAAGAATTGAACATCTCCGTCTTCATCTCTTACCGCCTGCCTTGGTCGCTTCTCTTTTGCGCTATCAGGTGGGTCAGTAAATATGCCGAATGGTGCTTGATGTGCCTTTGGAAAATGATCCTTCATATAAGGCGTTGGTTCGCAGATGCCACTGCGATGATCCCTGTGCGTATAATACTGGTGATCGTGTTGGAGGACATATGTGCTTCTGGCCTCACTATAGGTGGTAAACGCTGTGTCTCCCACCCAAATAATAGGTGTGTCTAACGGTTCTGCGTGTGTGACAAAATCTATTGTCTCGTTTACTATATGCAGGTCTTTAGCAAGTTCTAACTCTTGTTCCCTAACTAAAGAATGAATGCCGTCAATGTAAGCGGGTGACTTAAGCATACGCTTGGCGTCCGCAGAAACGACATCTACGCCTCTCACTACCGCAAATGCTTTGGATAATTGTGTCTCGCCAAGGGTGCGAGTAACGCCAACATCCTTTAGATATGTTTGGCCTGGTGTGCCACCATCTGGGCAGGCTGGGCCTGACATCCCCATCTTATCGCATCGCACATTTAGCTTGACCCTGATGTCACCAGTAGACAGGTCGTCGTCTACGCTGGAAAACAATTGCGCTGAAGGACACCCAACGCAAGACGGGGCCAGGCTATTACACAATGCTCTGACCGCCGAAGAGGTTACATGCTCTATTTGTTCTACAGATGACATGCTGGAATTATAGCAAGTTTCTGATAACCTCCCACTCAGGGGTTACGAGTCCAGCGTGAATTACTCCGCAAGCATCGGCCAGATGTTCGTTGGCATTCATGAGCCGCCCAGCAGTGCTTCTCTGCCAGGGTGCGTCTGGATATAGCCCTACTGCCCACTCAATCATTTCGCCTTTGGTAGCTGTGCGAATACCTACGCTCTGCAACTTGGTTTGCTGCGGCGTTACTTCAATTGGTTTTGGCTGCATCGTGGCCATGATGCCTAACGTAATGCCAAGTGCGAACGAGGCTCGCGACGACTGAGTGCCAGAAGGTATCTCTGCGAAGACGACCTTTGGCTCGTGGTACGCAACGGCGGTGCGAATCATCGAAGAGATTACGCTTGCAGCCTCAAAGTCTGCGCTAGATTTTCGCTGACTCTTTGGGCCTGGTTGTGTGCGAGCCAGAATCAAATCTATGATGTCAAAAACCCCTCCATTTTCAGTGTTGATCCTTGCTATCGCAATACCTGTGTTTCTTAAAGACGGGTCAATCCCCATCACTGTTACTATGCCCATGATCCAAAACTCTCCCCGTAAGCCTCTGACTTACGTTCAATGTCTTCCTTCAGTTGTGCGGCAATTATAACTCGCACCCTTTCTTTAGCTTCGTTTGCTGCGGTCACTACATCTGCTTCGCCTGCGAAATCCAGAAGTATGTCGATTAGTGTTGTCCTGTTTGCTGGGTTACCGTCCAACTGAGCGGGAACCAGCTTGTCGCCAAAGCCTTTGATCGTCGTGTCGAGCATCATTTCCTCGTCAAGCCCGACGATGTTGCCTGTTGTCCACTTGATGCAGATGCCATCTCTTTTACCTATGACCACGCTATGGTAGTGCAGAACCTCACCACCCAATGCGGATACGCTTTTCCATTTGCTCGTTTCGACACTTTGAGCCGACAGCTTCATCGGACCGGTTACTTGCCACTTGTCGCCATAAACCTGAATGAACTCTTCAAATAGCAGGGCGATCAATTCTTCTACCGTAGATGCGCAGCCTATAAGGGCGTCATTAAGGGTGGTGTTGTTTGTAATTTGTGATGTGGTTGAAAGAAGAATATTGCCTAACATCCTGCCATTGTACCCGGCTTTACGTGGGTCACCTCGTGGCATTTTCTTTTTTGGTACTTTTCTAACCATAGCCTCCCAACCCTCTTCTGTGATATCTGCGTATTCGTCGAATATTATATAGTCTATTTCACGACCGTTTATTTCAGACTCAGGCATCTAGTGCGCCGGATATTGTAGCGACACCACCCTCTTTCCTCACAACCGCCACTTCACGAATCCAATCGCTAAGGCTTCTGTGACTAATAACCAGAACGGTTCCACGCTCACGAGCCTTCTCTTCCAGCAAACCCATCAAACGTTCTAGTCCTGCATCATCTAGGGCGTCATCAATCTCGTCTGCCATGAACAGTTCGATAGGCTTGGTTGCTCGACCAGACACAACGTCCTGTAGCGCCATCGCACATGCCAGTCTGACCTTACGCTTCTCACCGCCAGACAGCAATCCAAACTTCTTGCCGCCAGTCATGTTGCTGACCTGAATGCTGAACTTCTCTCGCATGTCGCCCTTCTTGGTGAACGAAACCGTTGACCACTCAGCAGATAGATTGCCGTCAGACATTGCGGAAAGATAGTGAGCCGTTCTTGAATTCAAAAACGGCGTGACATGATCCAGAATGTGAGCCCTAACACCTGCTGGCGAATAGACCTCCATCGTTGCGATTGCGGTCTGCACTACATCAGCTTGCTCGCCCAACTCTTTCTGGGCCTTCTTTCGGTCTTTTATTGCTCGCTTCAAATTGATATCGACGGTCACCAGACGAGCATTGTGCGGATTGATAGTGTCTTTAATTTCGTCCAGATGATGTACTGCTACCGCCCAAGCATTATTAAAGCCCTTGGCCTCTACTCTTACTGTTTCGATCTTTGCGAGGACAAGATTGCATTTGTTCAGGCGCTCGCTCGTTTCAGTATAGTCTGGCATCGCTGCCTCATATTCATCGGCGTGTCCGGTGACAGTCTCTAGAACTACCTGCTCCGACGCCCACTCTTCATTGGCTGTTGCAAGATTTGCGGTTGCCTGGTTTACAACCATCTGAGCGCCCTTCTTTACTGATTCAAGATCGACCTCTTCTATTGGCTTGCCACACTCGCCGCATGACGTTCCTATGCGATCTGCTATGGCGACCAGCTTGGCTTCTGCCTGATCTAGTGCCGTTTGAGATTGGTCGGCTTTATTTTGGGCGAGCCTGGTCGTCGTTGCCTGTTCATGTTGTGTGTCGCGCTCGGAACGTAACACACTGTCACAGCCAGTCTTTTCCTCAAGTACGGTTTTGTGCTTGGCGATACTGGCATTGATCGTTGGAACCTTCTCTTCTGCCCTCGCCAACTTCTCGTCAGCAGCCTTCTTGCTTGCTGAAGAGGACTCCTCAAGCGTCTTTGCCGCCGCAACCGTAAGTGTATGCGTTCCATCCCACTCTGTAACCTTAGCTTTAACTTCCTCAACGTCTGACTTAGCCTGAACAACAGCTTCGTTAGCTGCGTCGTTGGCAAGGTCTAGTCGATCCAGAATCTTCTCTTGCTCGTTTTTCTCGAACAAGGCAATTCTGTAGCAGTCCTCGAGGACGCTGATACCAGCCGCTTGTTCAATTAGATTTTTGATTTGCTTATCGGTCATGTTGGGCATGTCTGGGATGCACTCTTGACCCTGATAAATGGCGGCATTGAATACGTCAACGTCACAGCCTACGATCTGATTAATTCTAAGCTGTGTTTCCTTGTCGCTACTCAAAGTGAGGTCTACCGTTGCAGTCTTGGACACCTTCTCCAGAATTACATGGTTCTTGTGCTTTGTATCCTTGCGATAACGAGAGACACGATAGACCGCCTCACCGTCTATCAATTCGGTAACCACACTCGCAGTCTTGCAGGTCGTGTTAATGATGTCATCACCAGATTCACCCCTGGCCGTGACACCGTACAGACACCATGACAGCGCGTCAGGTATAGTTGACTTGCCAGACCCATTCGACTTGGCGGAAGCGTCATCGTGGTTTTCTCCCTGTATAAGAACGAGTCCGCGATCTGTTAGTCCCAGTGCCGCGATTCCAATTGCCATGAATCCTTCTATATCTACTCTTCCGATTTTCATTCTTTACGTGCCTCCTCAAGAATTCTTGCACACTCAACAGCTACCTGCTTATTGTGCTTCTCGACCGCAAACTTTGCGATTGAATCGTCCAAACTATCCACGGCAGAGACTGTTTCACCACCCTCTCTCGTTGACTCCTTCTTGCTGACCAATGTCCTGATCGTCACACCGGCAGCGCCGAAACTCAAGACGTACTCACGCAAGGCAATGATTCTCTCTGGCGTAGGGTCTTCGATGTCTGCTCGAATGAAGTGACCGTCACACTCAATCATATCCTCTGGATCATAGATAACAGGTAGCTTGACGAACTGCGGTTGCTTGCTTGCGTTGAAGTGAACCCTGTCATCGTACACCAGACACCAGCCAGCCTGAGTGCCAGGGTCATTCCATGTTTGGTGACCCGTAGCGCCAACCGAATAAACGTTATCGGCCAGTTGCTTATGAGCGTGGTAGTGACCTGCGAACACTCGCTTGAAATTCATACCCTTAAATTCAGATGCATTCAGGCCAACGCTGGGTATGTTTATTAGAACGTCATTCATAGGCGCGTGGATGATTAAGTCCCACGGATTGCTTGGGTCTGTCTCGTTACTGAGGTCGCAAATTTCTTCTCGCAGCCTGTTCAAATCTGATCGCCACGGAATCATATAGATCATAGGGTCAGTCGATACTTGACAGGCATCAGTGATAGCCAGTGTTGATTCTGATTGAATCGTGGCAACGGCGCTCGTTAGCTGGTTTGAATCAGCGCCTTCCAGATCGTGGTTGCCAGACAAGATGACCGTTTCTATGTCAAGATCGTCCTGCTTTCTAAAGAAGTCTCGAACAGGATTGATGACGCTAGGTGCCAGCTTGCCACGAACATGAAACAGGTCGCCAGCACAAATAGCAAGCGTACCACCGGCTTTTCTCAGTGCGTCGTATGCTCGACCGAGTTCGTCAACGAGAGTTGATACCAGCCTCATTAATGTGAGAGAGGGCGTTCCAGTTGTGCATGTGAACGTCGCTGAATAGCAGGTATGGTGGTTTGGACTCTGGCATTTTAGCCTCCGTTGTTTCTTCGCTTGCGTAATTATATCAGAGCGTAGCAGCGATGGTTTAGGTAATACGCTGTAAGTTAATGACGGTACAGATAGAGTTTTTTCTGTAATCTAAAATTTGACCGTATGCTTTTCGCATGGCGTCTTCCATCTTTCTTGCCGCATCTTCCTGATCCATACCAAGAAACAGGTGGTTCTGCCATGCATGGTCGTAACACATCTCTTCCATGTCGCCGTTGTAAGTCGCGGTGACTACGGCCTTGCCAAATATCTTTTTCTTGCCCGCATCGTATAGCGCACAGATGATTTCAGGCGACACCCTGTTGTACCACGTTGCTCCAAGCCTGAAAGTGTTGAACTGATTTTTGAATCCGTCTTCCATTTTCTTTGTCAGGCGAAACGTAAGTATCGGCTGGTATGTGTCGCATGTTCTCACAAGTAAGCCAACGCCTTTCTTTGCGTATCGATCTAGGGCCGTATGCTTGCTGCACTTTGGCAGTTTGTCTTGAGCATCACGCCAGCCGCAGAAATTGCAGAGCAAGTTATCCTTTTCCTGCTCTGCGGCGGTTTCCAGTGTGAACTTTAGTCCGTTGTCACCTGGCACCCTCTTAAGTCGGCGCATGTTTGTCTTGATGTCAGACACTAGGCAATTCACTCGCTATCAGAGCGGCGGTCAAGTCTGCCGCGCTCAGTAATTTGATCCAGTCCTTCTTGTACTTGCTCTCGCCGCCGAACTTAATCCACGAGCCAGCCTTTTCCATGATGCCCACAGAGCAGGCTTCTTCGATCAACCCACCAAGAATGTCGAAGTGACCCGACCCGTCTGGTTGGAATGTGAATTGCCAACCTGCTTGTTGGAATGGCGCGGTCAACTTGGTCTTGATGACTTGAGCGAAGACGTTTGATCCGAGATCAGGTCTTGCCTTTCCATCTGGCTTGTTGCCTTCTCGCATTGTGTTGGCTCGCAACTTGATACGGACATCGGCGTAGAACGCTGGTGCTTTACCGCCAGGTGTTCGAGTGTTGTCGCCCATCGACTGTGCCGGGTTCTCTCGAATCTGATTCAGGACCATCGCACAAATGTTGTCCTTTTCACAGCGAATTTTGAGTACGGGGAACGTGGTGCTGGTTGCCTTAGCAAGTGCCAATGAATCGGCCATTGTCATCGCGTCAAGTTCCTTAGCCATCTTGGATTGCGGCACCATTGCTGCGAGACTATCGAACACGCAAATGATAGGTGCGTCTGCTGGTATGAGGGCCTTTTCGCGAACTTGGCGCGACGTATTCAAGGCTATCATAAAGGACTCTTCAAGCGTGTCTGGCTTGAGATGCACAAAGCGACCTGAGTCTACGTCAAGACCAATGCCGTCGCGAGCCAGTCCAATGTCAAAGCTCCGCTCGTGATCCATGAACATAGCGAAGCCACCGTCGTCAACGGCTGCCTTCATAGCAAGCGTTGCCAATGCGGTCTTGCCACACATAGACGGGCCGAATATCTCAATGATGCGACCCTGCGGATAGCCATCGGAATATGAACCTGAGATTCGTTTGTTAAGAGGCGCGTAACCACTGTTGACGAATCGTGTGACCTCGAACTCAGCAGAGGCTGTCGCCCCAAGTACGCCTGAGAGTTCTTCTAAAATGGATTTGGTTTTAGGCATGGTGGTTCCAGTAATGTGTGATGGTATTATAGATCGAGAATTGACGCCTAGAATCTGTCGAACGGCACAAGCCAGTTGTCAATTTTCGCGGTGATTGAGAAGAAGGCCAACTCATGGCACAGCTTCTCAAAGGCGTCTGGGTTCCAGTTGCCCTTGGTAATGATGCGTTCAGCGATTGTCGGATGCTTGCCATCCAAATTCATGAGCTTCCTGTTAGTCCAATACTTGTCAGGGTTATTAATTAAAGTCCTCCAAGCCTTGGGCAACTTCATTGCATCAGCCTCATGGCTGTAAAGCATATTAGGAACACTGCCAAATTCATCCAGCAGTTTCTTTGCTCCTTTCACCCCAATACCACCAACACCTTTGATGTTGTCGGACGCATCGCCAGTCAGACACTTCTCGTCGAGGAACTGTTCGACGTTCGGGTAGTCGGTGAAGTTCTCGAAGGTCATGATGTCTACTTGACGATCACGGATTGGATCATTCCAGGTGACGCTTGGCGTAACTAATTGCAACCAGTCTTTGTCGCCTGTTACCAACTCAACAAGATGGCCTTTGCGTTCCAGAAGCCTCGAGTACGCACCCGCAAGATCGTCGGCCTCACACGTAGGCGAAACCATTTGGTCAATGCCAAGGCTGGTGATCGCTGCTCTGATGAAAGGCACCTGGGTACTGTATTCATCCTTAACGGCCGTAACCTATGGCGTTGCCATCTATCAGGACAAATTGCTTCATGATGCCTTTCTCTCCTCGTGACCATGCTCTTTCATTTTTAACACGGTTGATACCGTACAGCATTCTGCTGTGGAAACGGCGTGGTCTAGGTCTGGTTTGCCGATTCGTTGCTGGAGGTCAAGCTCTCTGTCCAAAAACATGACGAATATTTTCTCTGTTAGGCTTCTCGTGATTTCCATTTCCATTACCACAAGTCCTCAGAGTGTAAGGCTGTCACTGACAGCATCTGGTGGTCAGGCACAACTATCTGGCTGTTCTGTCGAGCCAGTAGCATAGCCTCTTCGCGAGTGTAGAATCTGCTGAACTGATCCACGAAGCCCTGCTCTACTTCAGTCCCAAGCATTGGCTGCGGTCGACCTTGAAGAAATCTTACCAGCCTGTTCCAGAGACTGCTACTGTAGGCTCGCTCGCCGTATATCGCTCTGAACTGTACCCGCATCTGGGTATCCCAATGGCGAATGCCCAACAGAAGTCTTCCGCTTGGCAGTTTGTTAGCCGAACACACGATCACCGGCATTGTCGTCGGCTCCCAGGTTACATCGGTCATCAGTACGCTACCGAGAAGAACTGGTCGAGAATCTTCTGGCGCTTCTTACCCGTCAACGCTTTCTTACCTTTGACGTTAAGCATCGCCCGTAGATCGTTGCGGGTCTTCATGAATTTATTGGCCTTGGTTGCGAAATTCATCCACATCATGAGAATAGGTGGGACACCAGTTCTCTCTTTACCAACTCTGGTTGCCTTCTTTTGCTTCCAGCCTTTGTGTCGGCCACGATAATTGTTTATTCTTTTGCTCATGATTTGATCTCCTTAATCACTGAGGTCTTTCCAGCTACCGCCCGCATCTTTCGTCTTCACAAAATACGATGGTGCGCCCGGCTTAGCGCCAGTGTATTCCTCGATATGCACCATTGTAATAGATTGCCATCTATCCCAACCGCCCAACGAATCTGGGTTCGATAACCTGATTAGAAAGTTCCACAGTCCTAGCCCGCACGTTCCAATTGTAATGTCGTTTTCCAATACGGAGACCATCGAGTCTGGCTCGCCATCATAGACCGTAATGCCCGTAGTCTGGTTGTAATACTTTAGCTGAAAGTAGTCATGACCGTCGGCAGCCATTAGCTCGCCCTCCCACCCCATCACAGGATAGAAACAATCATCGTCGCTATAGTAGTATGCTGTGCCTGTCTCTTGGGCGTTGGCTATGGATATCAATCCTGCGCCGATGATCCCAAACCAAATGGCAAAGCAAATGCCTATCAGTGTCTTAATTCTTTTGTCCATGTCTTAAGCCCCTTTTGTTGACTTGTTTTCTTGCGATAGCGGCACGAGAACGCCGCTCTTGTCTGTTCACTGCTACTGGTATGCCGTTTGTTTCGGAGAACAACTTCAAAAATTTACGCCAGAGTTTCTTCACTCTTCCTCTCGCTCAGTCAGGTCTACCGTACCTGATCCGTTCATGTTCACATCGTAGAGCCTTTCATCACCAAGTAGGTCTTCTGAGATGTCGAGGTCTAAGCTCGCTTCAAGCCCTTCCAATGCTACCACGGCATCGTAATCTTCTTGGGTCAAAAGACTGCGACTACACTCTGGACAAGGCTTGTCGATGTACTCAAGGTAGTTGTCACGATTTACCTCGTCATCTCTGTAGTCACAACCCTCGTTGTCGCATTTGATGCCTGAAATTATGATCGTGATTAGCTTAGTCATCTCCGTCCTCCAGAGTGTATTGGTGCGGCGTGTGATCGCTAAACAATTCCTGCAAATGCTTAACGTGCGAACCCAGGTCGTCCAGTAATTCTGACACTGGTGCGCGTGGTGGGCGGTCATCATTCAGCTTACCAACTAGGCTGGCGTCAAGAATGATAGCACAACAGGCCATGATGGAAGCAAGGTGTGGGACTTTGGTTTTTTCATCAACGTCCTCGCCATTCTTGAACTTCTCCATGTGCCGTTCCATAGCATCCAGATAGATACTGGTACGTACACCTGCCACTCTCCAGTTGTACTTGCCGTACTTCAGTGCGCCCTCAAGAAAGGCCATAGCCATGTATGCTTTCGCTGAGCCTGGCGTCAGATGCATTGGAACTTTCGATACTCCAATTGCGTCCTTTGGATTGCTCGGCTTCATCTCTGGTGGTAACGTCATAAAACCAGTCCCGCCAATAGCCTCGAAATCAAGTGGTTCAGGTTCTTCATTGGGAATTGCCATTACTGCGTCAACTCATTGAAGCGGGTCATGAATGCGTTGCGAGCCTGAATGTGATCGAGACACTGAATTTTGTCCAATGAACAGACGGTCGGGTCATAATACCCAACCCATTCTGGAGTAACCAGGGTCAGAGCGGTCGCCTCAACAGCACAGATATGAGTGTCGATGTACGCTACGTCCTCTGGTATATCCAGTGGCAAACCGTACAGTTCACAGACATTTCCCATAACCTTATTTGCAAACGCCTCATGACCGGTGATAGCCGACTTGAACGGTCGTGGAATGTCGCTTATGAATGCCTCTTCGTAATCATGCAGTAGGCCATACAGTGCGTTCTCTGGCGACACAAGGTTCGACACCAGAACACAATGCTCTGCTACCGAATAATGTCTGGTGATGTGACCGTTGAAGCGGCAATTAAGCGCCAGTGCATTCGCAACATCCGTTATTGGGATGTCCTGAACGTTACACTCCTTGACGAAGAACTTTGCGCCAGAGTAGGTTGTAATGAACGGTCCTCGATCATCGTTCTGCTCGAACACGCCTTCGTCATTCAGATTGGCGTGTTTCCCCATTGAAACTATGTTGCTGTCCAGAGTTGCCTTAGCTTTAACCCCGGCTCGAATCTTATCAAGTATAGACATTGGTGGTTCCTCTTGTTTAATTCTTTCACGGTGACCCTTATGCAAAGGCCACTGGAAAAGAATTGGCCCCGAAGGGCCAACTCAGTTTGTCGCTTATACTACGTCGGCCAGATCGGCCAGATCGAGATTGTCGAGATCGACATCCTCAAGGGCGTCAGCGGCAGGTGCAGCCCCACCAACATCAGCGACAGGTGCTACTGGTGCTGGTGTTGCGGCAACTGGTGCTGCTGGAGCGACAACAGGCGCGGCAGCTACGGGTGCAACTGCTGCTGGCAAGGCTGGTGCTGGTGCGGCCAGGGCTGGTCTTGCCGGTCCACCAAGTGCAGACAGCGCCTTCAGTCTCTTCTCTTCCGTGATTTGATTCACGAAGGCATCGAGATCGACTGCTTGTGTCAGCAGTTCAGGCGGTGCGACACTTGAGGTCGGGGCAGCTTGTACGGTGTACTTTGTGTTGCGACCAGTACCCGCACGAGTGATGATGACATCAAATCCTGTCGCCAGATCGAAGATGTTGATGCCTTCGCCCAGATAGGACTCAACGATCAACACGAACTGCTCGAATGCGGTCATGGGCAGCGCCAACTGCTTAACCTCACCAAGAGTACCACCAGGGGCTCCGTCGGCATTCTTAGTCCACTGTGCTGCGTTTACGATATGCTTCTGTGCAGCCTTAGCTTCACCAACAACATCGGCTTCGGCGTCACGCCCAGCGGCAAGCATCGCGGCCTTGACCGTCAGAATCTGATCGCAGACATCACACTGTGTGCCGTAAGTCTTGGCAGCGCAGGCAACAACGGCGAGCGTTTCTTTGGTGGTCGGGTCTTTGATGAAGTGCTGGCCGAAATCGGCAACTGGCAGCTTATCGAGGTCGCCATCGAATGATGGCATGATACGCCAGCGAGAATTCCCTGGCGGTGGTACGATGGCAAAATCTCTTTGCCGTTTGGACTCCATGTCCTTCTGTTTGTTCTTTAGTGCGTCGAGTAAACTCATGTTATGTTCCTTCAAGTAAAGTGGCCTTTCGGCAAATGGTCATAGTGACATCACATATTATAGCGCAAAAATCACATAGTTATAGAGGTAATCCCGACTATTTATACGCAGTCAGATACGTCAGGCATCGTCCCCGCTTCGGGTTCTGCGTATATGGCATCAATCGGTGTTCCAAACAGGGTATCGGCTGGTGCAATCAACTCGCCTTGTTGCTTGGCCACAACCTCTGTGGTTGGT